GAGTTTATTCAGAGAGGAGGGAACATCTGTCTGTGACAGGGCGTTTTCAATGCTCTCTGCCAGTTCCACCGAGATACTGTTTTCCTCTGCGAACTTCTCAGCGTCCGTTTTTTCCGCGACAGGTTCTTTCTTACCGCAACCGACCAACGCGAATACCATCACGACAATACACAATGCCAAAATCAGCTTTCTCACACACCGACCCTCCTTATCCCTTGCTGTTTACACTTACGAAAGAATGTGGACTCTGACAGTCCCGACTGCTCAATAGCGTCTTTCAGTGGGAGAGAACCCTCCTGCCAACTCCGAGCCGCGCCGAGAAACCTGTCCGTCACGGCAATCGGCTTACGCCCTTTGTATTTGCCCTCCGCTTTGGCAATCTCAATGCCCTCGCGCTGACGCTCAAGGATATTCTCCCGCTCCAACTCCGACAACGCCGCAAACACCGTCAGCATAAACCGACCTTGCGGGGTATTGGTGTCTACTTTCTCTTTGTCCGACACAAGCTGAACGCCACGAGTAGACAAAACACCCACCGTATTCAGCAGGTCTTTGGTGCTACGGGAGAGCCTTGAGAATGACTCCACATACAGGGTATCACCATCACGGAGAAACGACAACATTTCATTGAATTGTGGTCTGTCCGTATTCTTCCCACTGATTTTGTCGAGAAAGACTTTCTCCACATCGAGGGATTTCATAAGCTCTACCTGTCTCGCCGGATTTTGTTCTGCGGTGCTGACTCGTACATAACCGACCCTCATGTACTCACCTCCGATTTACTTTTCCTTTGGGATATAGGTGATTTCGATGTCGTACCCAAGAGCTTCCATGATTTCAACGAAAGTCTTGTTCATAATCCCGTCTTTCTTCTTGACGATTCTGTTGACATACTGTCCCGTAGTCCCAATCTTTTCTGCAATGGTCTGTTGTGTCACACCCTGTTCAACACATTTGACCTTTACATCGAGTTCAATATTATTGCGTACCATAGTGCGTCCTCCTTTAGTTTGTGAGATTAGTGTAGCACAAGAGAAGATGAATGTCAATACGAAAAAGATAATTTATAGTCCTTTTTATTCTTTTTGAAATTTTCGGCTACTCGCCGTACTCCCTCCCGG